CCTAATCGACAAAATCGAATACTAATGGGAACCAGCAAGGGCAACGGCAAGTACATCGAAACCCCCGAAAAGATGTGGGAGTACTTTGAGGCATACCGGGCAGGGGTCAAGGCAAACCCAAGGCTCAAGACGGTATTCCCCGGCAAGGATGCTATTCCCCAATACGAACCCTTGGAGCGTCCGCTGACCTTGGAAGGCTTTGAGAATTGGTGTGCGGATGCAGATATAATTGAGGACCTTGGTGCCTATTTTACAAACAGGGACAAGCGATATGACGACTATGTAGCCATCTGCTCGCGTATAAGGCGAACTATCCGCCAAGACCAAATTGAGGGGGGCATGGTCGGTCAGTACAACCCATCCATCACTCAACGCCTCAACAACCTTGTGGAGCGTCAGGAGAACACGGTCCACATCGAGCAGCCCCTATTCCCCGACAATGACTGATAAACTAACCCTGCATCATGGCGACTGCTTGGAGGTGCTTCGCTCACTACCTGACTGCTCCGTTGATTCGATAGTAACCGACCCGCCTTACGGGTTGTCCTTCATGGGCAAGCGGTGGGACTACGACGTGCCAAGCGTTGAGGTCTGGGCCGAGTGCCTTCGGGTCTTGAAGCCGGGCGGTCATCTTCTTGCGTTTGCAGGAACGAGGACGCAGCACCGAATGGCGGTAAGGATTGAGGACGCAGGCTTTGAGATTCGGGACATGATTGCTTGGGTGTACGGGTCGGGGTTTCCGAAGTCGTTGGACGTGAGCAAGGCGATTGATAAGATGGATGCAGCGCAAGAGCAGCAGTCGAGGCGATACCGATTCACGGAGTGGGTTAGGTCAACGGGTATAACGTCAAAGCAGATTGACGAGGCAACCCAAACAAATATGGGTGGGCATTACACTACGGCAGCAAGTCAACCAGCAATAATGACTCGTGAGCACTTGGAGGCTTGCCGTCATTTGCTTGGCAAGATTCCTGAATGGGTGGAGCGTGAGGCAGACATTCGTAGCGTTGAGAGCAAGAACTTTGCCGAGCGTGAGGTGGTGGGGCAGCGCAGCGTTCCGATAGGCCATTCTTTTGCCGGCGAAACGTATCAGGGCGAAGGGAACACGGGCAGCAAGACAGCGGACATCACCGCCCCCGCCACCCCCGAAGCAAAGCAATGGCAAGGCTGGGGGACTGCACTCAAACCCGCACTCGAACCGATAACGGTGGCACGAAAGCCCTTGATTGGAACGGTAGCCGAGAACGTTCTGCAACACGGGACGGGTGCGATTAACGTGGATGGGGGAAGGGTTGGAGAACGCTGGCCCGCCAACTTCATCCACGATGGGAGCGAGGAAGCCACCGACCTGCTTGGGGCTTCGGCTCGCTTCTTCTACTGCGCCAAAGCAAGCAAAGCGGATAGGGATGAGGGGTGCGAGAAATTGCAAGAGCGTTCTGCGGGCGAATGCGTGGATCGTGTTGAAGGAAGCGCAGGGATGGAAAGCCCAAGAGCAGGGGCGGGCAGGACAAGCGGATCACGCAACCACCACCCAACCGTCAAGCCCACCGACCTCATGCGATACCTCTGCCGACTTGTAACCCCACCAAGCGGAATCGTCCTCGACCCGTTTATGGGGTCAGGCTCAACAGGCAAGGCAGCGATGCTGGAAGGCTTTGCGTTTGTCGGGATAGAACGGGAAGCGGAATACATCAACATCGCCAAGGCTCGCATTCAATCCGCAGTCGGCTTGCTTTAATGTTTACCCTCACGACCGCTATCAGGCGAATCCGCAGGATGACGGCCCGGAAGAAGGTCATCCAAGGCGGAACAAGTGCAGGCAAGACCCTTGCCATCCTTGCGGTCCTCATCGACATCGCAGCAAAGAACAAGACCGAGATTTCGGTAGTTTCCGAATCCATCCCTCACCTACGTAGGGGAGCAATCAAGGACTTCGCCAAGGTCATGCAATGGACGGGCCGATGGGTCGCAGACCGATGGAACAAGACCCTGCTGACCTATCACTTCGCCAACGGTTCAATCATCGAGTTCTTTTCGGCTGATTCCGAGGCACGACTCCGAGGGGCAAGGAGGCAGGTCGTTTACATCAACGAGGCGAACAACATCGACTTCGAGTCCTACTACCAACTCGCCATTCGTACAAGCGAGGCCATCTACATCGACTTTAACCCGACCCATGAGTTTTGGGCGCATACCGAGGTCCTGCCCGAACAGGATGCAGAACTGGTCATCCTTACCTACAACGACAACGAGGCTCTGCCTGATACCATCAAGAGGGACATCGAACTGAACCGCACCAAAGCCGAAACCTCTGCATACTGGGCGAACTGGTGGAAGGTGTACGGCCTCGGTCAGGTCGGGACGCTACAGGGGGCCATCTACGAGGACTTCGAGGTGGTGGAGGGTATAGATGTCAGCCGTGCGAAATTCGTCGCCCTTGGGCTTGACTGGGGCTTTAGCAACGACCCAACTGCACTCGTAGCAATATACCGCCAAGGGGACTGCCTGCTGATTCAGGAACTGCTCTACTCCACGGGCCTGACCAACCAAGACATCGCAGACAAGTTGCGGACGCTGGGCATCACAAGGGCTTGGGAAATCGTGGCGGATTCAGCAGAACCCAAGAGCATCGAGGAAATCTATCGGTTGGGGTTCAACATCAAGCCAGCGGAGAAAGGCCCCGACTCGGTCAGGAACGGGATAGACATCCTCAAGCGGTTCAAATTGCAGGTGACCAAGGACTCCACAAACCTCATCAAGGAACTGCGGTCCTACACTTGGGCGACCGACAAGGAGGGCAAGAACACGGGGGTTCCGATTGATTCCTTCAACCACGCCTGCGACGCTATGCGGTATGTGGCACTTAACAAGTTACGGGTCAGTAACTCAGGGAAGTATGTTGTGGTGTAACTTTGCCCCATGAACACGGAACGCATCATCGACCTGCTCATCGAAATTGGCAAGACGATTGCAGCCGTTTTCTTTATCATCACCCTTCTAACCCTCCTTTGGACCTTATGAAAGTCGTTCACTACTACCACATCTACTGCGGAGGGAATTGGCAGTTAATCCTGAATCAACACATGATGGCCGTGTGCAATTACGGCCTCATCAATGTCTTGGACGAAATCCGTGTAGGCATCGTCGGTCCACCAGAGCAACGCAAAGCGGTCAAGGAGGTGCTGGAGAACTCGATGGTGGCCGATAAGGTCAAGGTCGTGGTTACCCGGACCAATGCTTGGGAGCAGGCGACGCTTACCGAGATGTACCGGGCCTCGCAGGAAGAGGAAGCCGTGTACCTGTACGCCCACACCAAGGGGGCTGCGAATCCATCCTTGACCACCCAACTTTGGGGGAGGTCGATGCTATTCTTTAACGTGGTCGCATGGGAGCGGTCCATGCAACTGCTCGAAGGAGTTGATGCGGTCGGATGCCATTGGATAACCAAGGAGCAGTTCCCTCACATGGCTGACCACAACAACCCGGAAGGCTACCCCTACTTCGGTGGTAACTTTTGGTGGGCCAAGTCAAGCCACATCAAGGAACTGGGCGAACCTGCAAGGGACCACCGATTCCAAGCCGAGCATTGGATAGGCAAGAAGCCCGACACCAAGGTCTTTGATTCCAACCCCGGCTGGCCTTCACCCGAACGATTTGTCATAACCTTCTAACCATGTACCAACACATCCCCACCAACCGACCTATCACGGGAATCGAGATAGGTGTATGGGAAGCCCACAACTCCGTGAGGCTGCTTGACAAATTCCCGAACCTGCACATCACGCTAATTGACCCGTTTGAGGGCTATCAAGATTGGTGGGGCTTTATTGATGGAAACACAATGAAGGGCCACGAATACATCGCCTTTGAGCGATTGAAGCCCTACGTTGACCGTGTCAACATTATTAAGCACTTTTCAGACAAGGCGTTGGAGTTCCTTGCCGATGAATCCTTTGACTTCATTTACATCGATGGGGACCATTCCTACAAATGGGCCTTGCACGACATCACCAACTATTGGGCCAAGGTCAAACCGGGCGGTGTGCTATGCGGACATGACCGTTCCCTTTCAGGCGTAGCCCAAGCCCTTGAGGAATTTGGAAAATCATTCACGCCAAGCGAAGAACCACAAAACGATTCTTGGTACATCTTGAAGCCATGAGGTTACTCGCAAACATCGCCTACCACCACAACCCCGAAAGGATACCAAACCTCATCCGGGTCATTGAGGCTATCAAGTCCTACCCCGTGCAGGCCGACATCTTCGTGGACACCAACGACCCCGAAGTCGTGGGGCTGCTTGCGGACCAACCCGTAACGGTTCACGCTCACACGCAACTGGCTCACCCTTGGGCTTTGACTGCAGTACACCGCACCCGCATCAAGGAAACCTACAAATACTTTGACTGGGTGGCCTACTTTGAGGACGACATGATGCTGCCCAAGGAAGGCTTTATCAACTTCACGGAGCGGTTCGATTTGATGTTTGAGGATGGCTTGTACCCATCCTTCACTCGCATTGAAACCTACGACGACAAGGAAGGCGAATGCACTCCCGACATTAACCAAGACCTGCCCGGCTCGGTGTGGTGTGAATGGAACGGCAAGGACTACGTGAGCCTGCCTTATTACATCAACTACCACGCTTTTTGGATGTTCAGCACCAAGAGGCTCAAAGAGGTCCTGACCCGTAATCCGGGCGAACTTGACCACATCCCGAACAACGGCCTTTACCGGGAAAGCCTTGCCTCTTTCCCGATTTGGTCTTTAAATCTAAAACCGATGCTGGAGTTCACGGAGCAGGGCGAACTTGCGGACCATTGCAAGGTCTTTCACTTGACTAACAACTACAAGCACGGAAGCAGGGATATAAAAACCATCTTTAAGCGATGAAACAACTTGACGCTCTCCGCAACACCCCACGGATGTATTTCATGTCCATTGACTACCATTCGGGCAACAACCGGGTGGACGGCCTGATTGACCTTTGCCAAAAGTACCTCAAGCCAACGGACAAGTGCGTGGAGGTCGGTTCGTTTTCGGGGGTGAGCAGTCAGGTCATTGCCCTGCATTGCGAAGAGTTGCATTGCGTTGACACTTGGGACTTCGATGACACGATGCCAGCCGAGCAGATGTTCGACCTGATGCACCCGAACTACCCCAACATAGCCAAGGTCAAGATGACCAGCATCAAAGCATCCAAGCAATATGCCGATGGCTCTCTTGACTTTGTGTACGTTGACGCTGACCATTCTTACGCATCGGTCGTTGCAGACATCAACGCTTGGAAGCCGAAGGTCAAGCCGGGCGGTTACATCGCAGGCCACGACTCCTATATGCCCGAAGTTCTAAAGGCGGTCATGGACTGCCTCGGTGAACCCTTGCAATACTTCACCGATACCTCTTGGATTGTCAAGTTATGAAACTCCAAGACCTGACCATTGACCAGTTCCAGCGCATCGGAGCCATTGAGTTCTCAAGCGTCCTTGGGGACTACGACAAGCGTGCAGGGGTCGTCGCAATCGTTGAGGGGGTCGATATATCAATCGTTCGAGAAATGCCCGCCAAGAGCGTCCTAAAGCGTTACAAGGCTATTATCAGCGAGTGGAACGCATTGCCTGCCTTGGGTTACAAGCGAAAGTTCAAGGCCGGGGGCAAGTGGTGGATTCCGACGGTGTTCACGGACGAGTTAACCGCTGGGCAGTTGATAGAGTTAATGGACGCAAACACCACGGACGAAAAACAACTGCTCCAAAACCTCCACCGAATCATGGCGACCCTGTGCCGGGAAGGTGGGTTATTAGGATTCTTCCCGAAAAAGTACGACGGGGCTGCCCATGCGGAGCGAGCCGAACTCATGAAGAAGTACGCCAAGGTGGGCGACGTTTGGGGGGTTGTCAGTTTTTTTTTGCTAAGTTCCGAATCCTACTTGAAAGTTTTGAGCGACTATTCCAAGCACCTGATGACGAAGGCAGGGGAGTTGACGTAAGCCCTCTCGCAGGGTACGGATGGCTGATGGTGGTGTGGCGGATGGCAAACAAGGACGTACTGAAATTCGATGCCATCTTTGCGATGAAGGCGGTGGAGTTTCTCAATTACGCACTCTTAATTCACGACATCTTGGAGGCCGAACGGATGGAAGCGGAGCGAGCGAGAAGAAGGTAATATATTTGCATTAGTCAGGTGGCGTTATGGTAGACGCATTGAGGAATCTAAACTTGATAGCATTTGTTAGATTTAATAGTAATCCTCCTTCCTTACAGGTTCGAATCCTGTCCTGACTACGAGGTGGGTTGGAGGTGACTTCCCGCAAAGCCTAAGTATGGAACCTTCATTTATAGTCAGGTGGCGCAACGGTTAGCGCAAGATGCTTATACCATCGAGGTTACAGGTTCGAATCCTGTCCTGACTACACATTCCAGCACGGGGGACATTTACCCACATGGAAACAACCATCCTCGCCAATGGTAAGCCCGTAGGCAAGTTCGGTAGCGGTTCGATGAAAGGCATCGACCAAACCGCTTTGGAGGGGATTGGTTCAGTCGTCGGCCCCAAAGGTGGAGGCAAGTCGCCAACCCACGACGTGCTGGTCAAGTGGATTGAACGGGTCATCGAACTTGCGAAGAAGAACCTCGAAGCAGCGAACGCAAATGCAGGGGGAACGCTATCGGCATCCATCGCCCCCGAAGACATCGAACTATCCGCAAAGCAAATAGTCGTGGCTATCATGGCTAACCCCTATTGGAAGTACGTTGACCAAGGGGTGCGAGGCAAAACGTCAAGCGTAAAGGCTCCAAGGTCGCCATTCCAATACAAAGACAATTACCCACCTGCCCAAGCCATGGCTGATTGGATAGCCAACAAGGAAAAAGCAGTTGTGCCGACCTATTCACGCAAACTCAAGCGGATGCGGACGAAGCAGGAGCAGGGATTGGTCGATGGCAGGTCGGTAGCCTATTGGGTATTCCAACGAGGAACACGGGCCACGAACTTCATGTCTAACGCCCTATCCCCCGAAATGATAGACGTTTTGGTGAACACCATCGCTGAAACCCTTGGCAAATCCATAAGCGTAGCAACCAAACTATAAAATGGCAGTAACAGTCCTTTCCGGGTCGCCCCAACTGGCAACCCCCGTTTACAACAAGATGCTCTTCAAGGTCAGCAGCAACGAGATAGCCCAGCCTAATTACCGATTTGTTTGCGATGTCAAAGACAGTGCAGGGAGTACATACGCCCGGTTAAAGTGCGACAAACTGCCCACCACCAACTTCGGGTTCTTCGATGTCGCCAAGGTCGTTGAAACACTGATTGCACCAGTTAAGCCAACCTTGACGCAGACCGCATTCAGCAATCATTCGGGTTATTATTCGGGATACCGCTTAGATTTCTTTGACGAATACGGCAACACCCCAGTCGTGTACACGGGAACGGTTACCACCGTGTCGGGGAATGTTGCCTTTGCAGGAAACTTGGAGCAGTTGGAGTTCCAGTCCTACAATTCTGCAACTCGATTCCCTTCGGGTACGCTTTTGGGTAGTTTGGCTTTGACCACCCCGACCCGATTCGTATGGCACTCCAATACCGAGGCGAGGTGGCTCGCTCAAGGAAAGGGAACCACGACGGCCAACTTTGACAAAGCCCTCATTCGCTACTACACGGCAGGGGGTACGTTGGTCCGAGAGTACACGGTCAACAACGGCCAACCAGCGGTGCAGCAAGTCGTCCGCTTTGGTGCAGGGCCGTCCAATATCCGGGCATTGACTTCGGGTCAAGCCAGCGACGGGTTCAGCGGTGAGTACCTGTTCCCGTCCAATGAAGGCGAATACTACACCATTGCCTTCGGGGACTCCGCTTGGAACGACTTCAACCAACGCTGCGATGCGGATGGAGCCGACCCAGCCGAAAGTTCATTCTGCTTGGAGGAACGATTCAACGAACTATACGAGGACAACTACGACAACTTTGGGCAAGAGTACACCTATACGAAGGGTCTTTGCGAGCGTTTTAACTCCATCCCAGTTCACTTTCAAAACAAGTGGGGCGGGCTTGATGCGTATGTCTTCACATTGAAGAACCGCAAGCGGGCCAACATTACCCGGCAGACCTTCGGCTACAACTCGGATGTTTATGCGACCACGACCTACGACAAAGTTTGGGCAGGTGAGTTTGACTACGTTTACGCCCTCAACTCGGATTGGCTGACCGATGCCGAGTCTGCTTGGCTTATCGAGATGGTCCGCTCCGGGCAGGTATGGCTTGAACTGGATGGGCAGTTGGTGGAAGCAATTGTGAACGCTAATACCTACCAATTCACGACCCGAAGGAACGACCGCCTCACGCAGTTGCAGGTCGAGGTTGCAGTCGCTTACAAGAACAACATTCTATGAGCGTAACCCTCATCGCCTACCCTCTCGACGAATCAAACGCAGAGGTTCCCTACGTCCTTGACACCATGGGCGAGATTGACATCGCCCTCACGTTTTCGGTGGAGGACATTGCCGACATCACCAAGCGGAGGGGGTCGTTCTCCAAGACCATCACGTTGCCTAATACGACAACGAATCGGGACTGCTTTGGTCATGCCTACAACATCCAGTCCTTTGTCGGTGGATTCCAACCCAACAAGAAGATTCGTGCAGCGATGTGGGAGGATGGGGTCCAAGTGTTCAGCGGAGTGCTGCAACTGATTTCCATGTCGAAGATTCGGGGCGAGGTAACCTACGAGGTCGGCTTGTTCTCCGAGGACGTGAGCCTGTTCAAGGCTATTGAAGGCAACCTCCTTGCAACAACGGTTGGGGTAAGCGGTATGAACCACAACATCACTTCATCCCATGTTTCTGCGACTTGGACCGCAAGCGGTGCAAGTGGTTATGTTTACGGCTTGATAGATTCCTACGGCTACACGGACGTGGTAACGCAAGGATGGTTTGCCGTGCCTGTTTACAAGATGACACCAAGCATTTATGTCAAGAAGATGGTGGATCTAATCTTCGCACAGGCAGGGTATCGCTACACCTCGGAGTTCTTCAACTCGGAGCGGTTCGGCAAGTTGGTTATTCCTTACGCTGCAGGGCAGTTGGCCCTTAACCTTTCGGGGTCTGCGATTTTTGTTGCAAGTACGGGGGCGGTTACAGGGGCAACAAATCAAAACCTTACGATGCGGTTCCAAGATGAAACTGGGACCTACTACGACCGGCCCGGATATTGGGTTCCTTCGTCAAGCACCTTTGTCGCTCCGTCAGTTCCTACGAGATGGAATATAACCGTTACATATTCTTTACAACTTGTTGGTGCAGGAAGCAATACGGCAAGGTTTAATATGTCGGTCAGGAACTTGACCGATTCAACGGATAATGCGGTAATAACAGGCCTACAATTACCTTTAGATGCAAGTGGAAATACGCAAGTAAACGCCACCATTTTCAGCAACGTAACCATTCCGGCTAATACGACTGCAAATATCGGATTCGTGTTTACCAACCCTGCTGGAGCAGGAACAATTTTTTCGGGTGCAACGGTCTTATGGGAGTGCCTTGAAAACCCTGCTGCATCATTTATTGACATGAGGACCGCCCTGCCTGCTGACGTGAAGCAATCGGACCTTCTGCAAGACCTGCAAAAGATGTTCAACCTCTACTTCATGCCGGACCCGTCCGACCCCAAGAACCTCATCGTGGAGCCTTGGGTGGACTTCTATTCCAGCGGAGTGGTTGACTGGTCGCAGAAATCGGATGAGAATGCAGAGCAGAACATCACGAACGGGGACCCGAACCAATACAAGACCATCGTGTTCAAGTACAAGGATGCCGGGGACTATTTGTCCAAGTTGGACAAGTCGAACTATCCGCTTGCCAAGGAAGGCTACGGAGGACGAATCTTCACGACCGACAACTTTTACGGCAAAGGCGAGAACGTCGTCGAACTCGCTTGCAGCACTCTAATCCCTGCGAACTTCACAACGGATAAGGTCGTTGGAAGGACTTGGGACTTAGATGGCTCTGCCCTATCGGGAACCGTCAAGACCCTTCAAAACGGGTACAGGATAGCCCAGTACAACCTTATCGAAGCCCCGACGACGTGGGCCTACCAATACGCGGTCAGCGGTTCGGTAGCACTCGCAGAATCGTTGCTGAATCTGCCCTTTATCAGCCACCTTGACAACCCTTACGCAGCAGATTTCGACCTTGCCTTTGGCATCCCCAAGCAGTTGTATTATGCGGTGAATGTTGCCGCAAATAGCGACCCTTACGCATACACGAACAACAACCTGTTCAACATCTATTGGTGGAACTTCGTCCAAGAAACGGTCAGCCGTGAAGCGATGCAGTTGGAGTTGTCCATTATGCTCAATGCGGTGGACATCAGCCAACTCGACTTCCGCACTCCCATCTACTACGGAGGGGTCCGTTGGAGGCTGCTTGAGATTCGGGACTACGAGATAGGTCAGCAGAAACCTTGCCGGGTAACCCTTCGCAGGATTCTCAACTTGACCGAGTTTGTCCCAAAGCAAATCTATTACTTCCCCTACGATGGGCCAGTTCCTGCAACGGATTCGGACTACCCGAACGAAGTACCTCCCATTCCAACCATCAAAGAACTCCCAGCGGTTGCAGGTCCTCCCGGTGAAACAGGTGCAACAGGAGCGCAGGGCGACCCCGGTCCAGCAGGTGCAGGGTTTACTCCGGGCGATGCAGAGGGCGACATCAAGTATTGGGACGGAGCCGATTGGGTCAACTTGGGAATAGGAACCGAAGGTCAGGTCTTGGAGGTTGTGTCGGGATTACCAGCATGGGCAGACAAATAAAAAA